GCCACGGCTTGACCTTCTTCGAGGACTCCACCATTCGGCCCCCGCCAACGTGCCTCTTACTGCCCTGGGGGGCAGGGGTGCCGATCACGTCTAGCTCGATCATCCGGTGAGCCTCATTCGCTCCATGTCGGCATCGAGATAGAGGATCATCGCGCCGGACGCGTCAGCCTTTCCCGTACGGTTCTTCACGACGGATACGCCCATCTGTCGAGAGCCGTCGTCCCCGATCCGGTGAAGCGTCAGGATCATTTCCGGCACGCGGCCAATCTGCCCCTTGATCTGAGACAGGGGCACGGGGCTATTTCCGTCGTTGCTGTCACCCTTGACGTGGTGCAGGGCGACTACGCACGCGCCCGTTTCGCGGGCAAGTTCGTGCAGGTACTCACAGACCTTTTCCAGAGCGACGTAAGAGTTGCTGTCGCCCTCGGCGTCCGGAACGACGTTGGACAGGTTGTCCACGATGATCAGTTCCGGCCAGGCCCCATAGGTGACCGCGAAAGCCTTCAACTCCGCTTCGAGGTCATCAATCGTGAGACTTGCGGTGAAGTCCCACCGAAGATGATCGAACCCGTCAAGCTGAGCTTCTACGGCCTTCGTGTTGCCGTGCTCTAGCGCGTTCTCGATATCCCTGGTCGACCAGCCCGAGACGTTCGCTGCGGCCCGCACGAACATCGTTTGCGGGTCAGTGTCCGCGCTGAAATAGAAGGCGGGCACGCGGGCGTGTAGGGCCAGGCAGAGGCTCAGGGCCGACTTACCGACACCGGGGGCCGCCGAGATGATCGTGAATTGCCCTCGGCGGAAGTGGACAGTATTCGCCGCGAAGGTCTTGAACAGGGTAGGAAGGGGTTCGCCGGTCTTTCCGGCGTCGCCCTTAGCTCGAACAATCGTGTACAAGGGCGGTCCTTCGGAGGGTTGTTACGCGGCAGTCCAAACAGGGAGCGGCGCACAGTTCCGATAGCGGCTCGCCCGGAAGTCTCCGGTCGTGGTGATGAGTCCACGCTTCGCGGCCCGTCGCATCACGGGGCCGAGGGCGCGCGGCTCACGGGGCTTGATGAGTCCGGCGTCCCACAGGTCATCGGTCGTGAACTCTTCGAGCCGGCCGGACAGTTCAGCGATGAAGCCGAGGGCGTACGCCTTCCATTCGGCGTCCGCGTTCGCGTCGACCTGGGCAATGGCAGCGTCACGGTTCTTCTGCGCGTCGAGCTTCGTAGGCATGGCGGTACTCCGGGGTTGTTTAAACGGGGGCATGAAGAAGGCGCGTTGGGTGGCCGTGTGGCCTGGCAGTCGCGCCCCTGCCTTTTCAAATGACAGCTTCGGGCCTACCGGATGAACTCCAGAGAGCACGCGTCCGGGGTGCCCTGGGGGGCCGGGCAAGCCCACGCCTTCCAGGTGCCGGGCTTGTTCTTGTAGGGCTTCTCCAGGAACCGCTTCGTGCCGTGCGGGCACGTCGGGGGAGTGCCGTAGGGGGTCTGGCCGGCGGGGGCCTGAGAGGGCGCCTGAGCGCCGTTCTGGCCGCCTCGGTCGTAGTTGCCGGGGTGCTCGACCGGACGCGCCCCGAGCTGAGCCCCAAGGATCTCTTCGGCCCGAAGGGCGGTCACGGCCTCCCCGATCAGGGCGGACACGCCAGACTGAGAGAAGCCGCTCAGGAGGTCGACAAGCTCGGCCTGGGAATCGGCCTTGACGACAACCCACGTCGCGTCATGGCCGCCGTGGCTCTTCATGGTCACGGTGAACTTCTCGGCGGTCTCAGACATTCACACTCTCTTCGTAGGGGTATTGGCGGGCGTCGACTCCGTTGAAGTCGCAGAATCGCCGGACCGTACAGGTACGGCACGCGTCGCCAGGGTTGGGAAGGAACAGGCCGAGACGTACGGCCTTATCCATGTTGCGGAACCACCGGGTCACCTTCTCCAAGGTGTAATCCTGAAGATTCCAAGGGTCGGTCGGGGCGTTGTTCTTCGCCATGAAGAAATCCCCGAATCCGGGTTTCACGCCGAACATGTCGTTCAGGGCGTGGTCGTAGATGGCTAGCTGAAAAGCCGTGTCAGGGAGCTTGGTTCCGGTCTTCAGGTCCCTTACTCGAAGGTGTCCGTCCGGATACTCGATCACCTGATCAATGAACCCGCGGACCTCGATTCCGTCGAGATTCAGCGTGAACGGAAGCTCGATGGCCGGCTGTCCCTCTATCGGCTCCCAGATGCGTTCAGGGGCTTCTATCGCGTACTCGAAGTACGCTTCTACCTGATCACGGCCACGTTTCCGGCGGTTCTTGATGTCGGTCTCAGGCTTCGTGACTCCGCCGGTGAGCCACCGGGACACGTCCGGCTCGACGGCCAGGGCGGCGGCCATCTCCCGTTCCCAGGCTTCTTCGAACCACTCGGCCATGCGGTCGGGGCCGAAGGCCCGGTTCGAGCGCTCCCACTTCTCTACGGCTTCGTGGTAGGCGGTCCCTTGGATGAACCACGCGGCCTGAGCCTGGGGAGCCCTGGCGACCTTCTCAAGCCGGTAAGCCTCTCCGCACCGTACGAAGCTCGAATACTGCGATACGGACCGGTGAGCTATCGGTTCGCCCACGGTCACGCCCCGGCGGGGGTCGGGTTGCCCGTGGTCACGTTGTCCAGCTCCCCGAGGAAGGCCGCCGTGGTCACGCCGTCCACGAACTTGGGAACTATGCCGTTGGACAGGCGCACGGTCGCGCCGTGAACGACCAGCTCGATGACGTTCCGGCCGAGGCCAGAGTCATAGATGGGGCGCACGCTGACCGGGCGGCCGTCAACGTCGGTGAAGTTCAGGGTGCGAGTGTCCTCGGAACGGAAGGCGGTCATGGCGTTCTCTCTCTTTCCAAATAACAGGTTCAGGGCAAACAGAAGGGGCACCCTCGGGGGGTGCCCCTAGGTCTATGTGAAGTTGTGGCCGATGGGGTTAGTGGAACACCCAACAGGCGGTCGTGTATTCGTCGTCATGGCCGCAACCGAGGGTGTCGCTCGGGTAGCTCTTCAGCGGTACCGAGGGGGTTGGAGCCATATTGCGGGCTACTTCGAAATCGTCTTCATCAGCATTCTGTCGGCAGTACGCGAATTCGATCCGCGTTCCGTTCGCGTATCTCAGTCTCGCGACAGAGATCACTTGAGGTATGTCCCACAGAATGTCTATGCCCTGAAGGTCGACCCCTGCATTATTGAGGTCCACTCCTTGAGAGCTTTCTACGAGCATGGGCATCCCCGAGGCCGTTACTTCCGCACACAGAGCAACCCCGGAAGCCTTTTGAGCTGCGAGGTTAGGATCAAAGCGTAACCGGAAACGTTCACTCCGTGAACACTTTGTTGAGGTTCAAACATCGTTGTTACGGCTTTGTGACCAGATGTTCAGAACCTGTTAGTAGCTAAGGGTTGCCTTACTACGCAGCAAGGCCGGTCATTCGGCGAAGCCGGTCCGCCAACGTCTTGCGGGGCATGCCCAGCTCACGGGCCATGGCCGAGATCGAGACGCCGCTAGCCTGCATGGATCGAATCTTAGAATTCGTCCACTCTTCGAGCATGACGAGACGGAAGCGTTTCGCGCTGCGAATCTCGTCCGAGGTCATACCGCCCCAAACGCCGAACTCTTCCTCTTCGCCCAACTCGGCACACTCAGCGCGAACCGGGCAGAAGCCGCAGGCTTCCTTCGCCTGGGCTATATCCTCGGCCTTTTCCGAAAACCAAAGATCCGGGTCAGCCTCGCAGGGGTGCAAGATGCCTCACTTATGCCGGGGGTATTCTGGCCGCTCGGTTTTGCTCACGTCCCCGGCTTTCCTTGCCGGTTCCTCCGTGGCCTTCCCTCGCTGACAGGTATATCTTCGCTCGACGCCCCTGGCGGTGTCAAATAACAGCTTCAGGCAGCAAAAAGGCCGCCCGCTAGGGGCGGCCCGTCGGTGCACGCGCGTAGATTGTTTAAACGAAGCTAGGCAGCGCCCGAGGGGTCCGAGACCTTCGCGACTTCTTCGCCCGGCTTCTTCTCGGGCTCGAAGCGAATCAGGCTGTCGCCGTCCGAAGGTCGACGCTTCGAGTAGTACCACCCGCCGGTAGGGCTGGCGGGATTCGGGGCCATGTCGCGGTGATAACAGACCACCACGTTGGCTTCCTTCAGCTCGGCCAGCCACTTGTCGAGCATGCGTTCCTTGACCGCAGGTAGCGTCTCGCCCTGCTCGCGACGCGAGTAAAGCCGAAGCATGCCGTTAGGTCGAGCCTGGGCATGTTCGGTCCGGACGGTCCACGGAATGTACTTGCTGTGATCGGGGCGCGTCTTCGTCTGGTTGGCGTTGCGAAGGGCCTGATACACGGCCCCCTTTGAAACGCCGTACATCTTCCCGATCTCCTCGTAGGTCATCCCCTCCGAGCGATGCTTACGAAGCACGTCGCTGGTTGGCAGCAGTCTGGGGGCCGGCATAAAGGGGAACCCTTCAAGTCTGTCGGTCAATGTGTGTTGTTGATCAAGCTACTGAGATATCTGACGAGCTGTCAACGAAGCTCGACGCGGACCACGCGTCTAGCTCCAAATGAAGTATACGCACGTAGAGCATGAAGGGTTGTACGGTCTAGAAAAGAAACACAGTTTCTTAACTTTGCTGTGACGGATATTTGTTCGAATCGCTCGTTCGAACGGCCCTTGACGGCCCCCTCCGAGGCCCCTACCTTGGGGGCTTAAGCCGTACGTTTCCGCAGGTCAGAGCGCATTTCCTAGTTGTCCTGGAAGCTAGGTTCCAAATGTTAGTATGCCTGGGAAGCCGCTGGTCAGCGCTGCCGTACGGCGGTCGACTGAACGGACGAAGGGCACATTCGGAATGGCTAGGGCTGCAACTCCAAAAGTAAGCTACGCGGGGAAGCTGTACGTCGAGCAACGGGAAGCCCAAGTAGGGCACGGCCGGCCGTTGCACTACCTTCGGAGCCTCTTTCGACGGTTCGCCGTGCATGTCGGCGACTGTCACGTAAGCACCCTCCGGGCGCAGCACATCGAAGCCTTCTTCTACGGCCCTGGCGGCCTTCATGAGACGTGCGGGTCCACCACCCTGGCCAACTATCGGGCCACCATGCGTAGCTTCTTCCGCTTCTGTGAGCGCCGTGAATGGACGCTCCGGACCATGGAGCAACTGACCGAGGGCCTGAAGGAGAAGAGCACCCAGACCAACCGGAACCGCTACCGCATGACGCGGGAAGAAGTGCTTCTCTTGATCGAAGCGGCGGACTACCCCCGCGACCGTGCCTTGATCGCCTTCCTGGCGAACACGGGCCTTCGCATCTCCGAGGCGGTTCAGATGCGGGTGCGAGACGTGTCCTTCAACAAGGGGGAGCTGTACGTGTACCTGCCGAAGACGAAGGAAGAGGTAACGGTTCCCCTGTCGCTCGACCTTGAGCGGGAGCTTCGGGAGTGGCTTCGCATCTACACGGAAGAGGTCGGGACGCTGAAGCGGTCCTACTACCTGTTCCCGGTGTGCCACAAGCGCAAGTTCATAGCCGGTCACGCCCAGGTACCGGACCCGGTTCGCCGACTCAACCCCGAGGGGTGGATCACTCACCCGACCTACATCATCAAGGACGTTGCCGAGAAGGCCGGCATCGAGCTTGACCCTGGGGACGCGTGGCACACGCTTCGCCGTTCCTTCGCGCGCATCCTCTATGACTCCCTGGTCCACAAGGGCCATGACTACGCCCTTCGGATCGTGCAGGCGGCCCTGAACCACAAGGAGGTGAGCACGACCGAGCGGTACCTAGGATTGGATATCGAGCGGCAGAAGTACGCGCAGATGATGAAGGGACAGCCGTTCCTGACCGCTGGACAGGACGGCGGTAAGATCATCCCGCTTGACGAGAGGAGGGCGGGCCGTGGTTAGAGAACTGATCGAGCTAGCTCGGTGCGACGTGTGCGGCAGTGACGAAGAGGTCGAGGGCTTCACGGTCAGCCGAGGGGGCAAGCCGAAGGACGTGGACCTGTGCGGCGAGCATAAGGCGCCCCTGGTCGAGCTGTATGACCTGGGGACCGACCGGAAGGCCCCGAAGCCGCGGAAGGCCCCCGCCAGCAAGCACGCGGTTGTGGCAATCGAAGATTGGAACCCCGAGCAACAGCAGCCGTGAACGCAGAGAACCCCCGGCCCTGATGGGCCGGGGGTTTCGTCATTCCGTGTACTCGGCCCCGCAATCGGTGCACCGGTAGGTGAGCCTCGGGGCCTCGGGGTCGATCACTTGCATGTCACAGCCGTACTCTTCGCACGGCGAGTAGCTACCAAAGTCCATCTTGACCAACGTTCTCCCCGTGAACCTCCCGATCAATGGGCATGATCACACCCCGGAAGGTGGGGCCTATCTTGATCAGGATTGGTTCCTTCGCGTCGAAAATCAGCATGTCGAGGGCACGGCCGAGGCCGTCCTTCCCCTTCGGAGCCTTGACCTTCGAGAACCGGGCCAGAAGGGCAGGGTCGAACGCGACCAGCTCGGGCACGGCCAGGGGCCGCCCTTCGAGCCGTGTAAACAGGCTGTCGAGCATGCCCCATAGGGCGTCATCGGCCTGAGCCGAAACGTCCTGGGCCGCCGTAGGGGTGTCGTTGTTGCCCGGACGGAACACCAGCCCGTCACCGGGCTTCACTTCGAGCCTGCCGAAGCCCTTCTTGTCCTTCCTACCGGCCGAGTCAAGGTCGGCCAGGGCGTCACGGCCAACATGCAGCGTCACGCCCCCAGAGGGGCCTTCGTAGTCCTCAACCGGGGCCGTATCCTGTCCGATTGCGTACCCGTCCGTTCCCGTGACCGTGAGGCCGGCGGGGCTCACCTGAACCCGCGCGGTCTTCACCATGGACCGGGCCGGGAAGAAGGCCAGGGCGTTGTAGGCGGCCCTGGCCATCTCTTCGCTAGGCAGCGTCAGGGACGCTTCCAACGTCTCTCCTCTCAAGCTCCCCGAGTAGGTGAGCGAAGGCCGCGAAAGCCTGTTGCGGAACGACCCCATCGCCTACGGCCTTGAGTTGCTGGCCTCGGTCGAGACCTTCAACCTTCGTGATCCATCCGGGCACGATCCCCATAAGCCACTCGGCGAACCGAGGGGCCAGACGAAGGCCGCCACGCGGCCCGTACTCGACCGGAACGGGTGCCGGTTGACCGGTGAGCACTTCCCAACGGCGGACAGCGGGGGCGAAGTCTCCCCACCATTCCGAGGGGCTGAAATCGCCCCCATAGTCGGCCCCAGGCTCGACGTTCAGCAGAAAACACACTTCGTCTTCAAGGGTCGGCCCGTGGCCGCCCGCTTTCCTCTTGTCGGGATGCTGGGGGGCACCATTCCGGCCGAGATTCGCGGTAGGGGTCTTCAGTAGCTTCTCGGTCTTATCTCGGGGCCACAGTCGAGCCATGGCCGTAACAAGGTCATCCCCACCGGCCCCAGGGCGGGCCGCTTTCGCGTAGTCCGGTCCTCGGCGGCCGTCAGCGGCCGTTGGAGTCGGCAGGAGCGGCAACGAGAAACCACCTATCGCGGTGGTGGGGGGCGCCAGCGGCGGAAGCTCGATAGCACGTCCAGACTGCGTCATACCCGCACGCGGCCAAGTCCCCGAGTACGCGGGAGAGTCCTCGGCTTCGGATTGCGGAGACGTTTTCCAGGAAGACGAGCTTCGGTCGAAGAACGCGAACGGCTTCCGCGACGTTCGCCCAGATTCCCGAGCGCGACCCTTCGATACCAACCCGTTTCCCCGCATTCGAAATGTCCTGGCACGGAAAACCGGCCGTGATGATCTCTACGCCCTCTTCAGCGAGCGTCGCCCAGTCGATTTGAGTGATATCCCCGAGGTTCGGCACCCCAGGGAAGCGACGTTCCAGGATCAGGGCCTTATTCGGATCGTTGTCCGCCACCCAAGTAACGCGGCCACCCGTTAGAGCTTCTACGGCCATCCCCAGGCCGCCGTAACCGGCGCATAGCTCCAAGATGCGGGGGGCCGTAGAAGCCCGTTCACTCACAGTCGTTCTCTACTCCATGAAGGTCGCGAAGGATGCGCTCTCTTTCCTCGGCGTCGAGCGTGCCGAGGTCGACCGTTTCCCAATCGCTCATTGGGGTTCCGTTCCTTCCACGAATGCCAGAGGTCTTCGAGGGCGAGGCAGATAAAGGCGATAAGAGCGAAGAACCCGCCGAACAGGAGAAGGCCGGTCTGAAGTTCCCCTAGTTGCTCGATCACGCGGCCTCGGCCTTTCCGTAGTTCACGGCGTACTCATACGCGGCGAAAGCGTCGCGGATTCGGTAGGCGGCCCTGTGAAGCTCCCGCTTTCCTCGGCCGGCGGCCACATGAAGCTGAGCCACGGCGGTTTCGTAGTGAGGAAGATCCTCGAAGGGCCGGATCATCTGAAGAGCCTTGACGAGAGTCATTCGGGCCACCATTCCAAATATCAGCTTCGGGCCTGAGCAATACGGGCCATGACCGAAGCGGCATTGCCCTTCTTCTTAGCCGGGGCCGGGGTGGTCGTGCTGTAGCGAAGAATTCCGCCAGAGAAGTCGACGCGCCCCCGGAAGTCGTGCTTGAAGACCGGGTTCCGGTCCTCGGGGCCGTTCTCGACATAGCGGTTCGTGGCAGCAACAGTCTTCGGGGGCAGGAACACAGCAGCCTCTTTCCTCGGCGGTTTAAACGGGCTTCTCTGCTAGCTCCCGGCCCCTCCTGGGCCGTTCCTCGCTGGCATTCCAAAACATAGCTTCGCTGCCCTGGCGGGATCAAGGAACCCCAGGTTAGAGGCCCCGTTGTGGGGCCTCTGCCGAACCAACAGGTCTACCCCTGGCGACAGCTAGGGGGTAAGGGGGTCGGCTGTAGTGAGAGAGCGGAGCGAGCGAACGGAAGCCGGGGGGATCGGGGGACAGAGATAGCTCTAGAGCTACTGCGAACGGAAGAGAGCAGTAGCAGAAGGGCGGCCCTCCCGAGGCCGCCCCTATAAGGAAGCTATCTAAGGCCAGGGCATTAGAAGCCCTGGCCCTTAACAGGTCTATACAGAATGAAGACCAAGGGGGTACCCCCCTAGAGAGGGGGTGGCCCCATGCCTTACAGCATGTGCCCCCGCCACAAAAGGCTGCACCCCCTCGGGGTGCCCTGTGCTCAATGTGCTACCGCACCACGAAAGCACAAGAGTAAGAACACTCGAAGGCCAGGGCTGTACGACTACCAATGGCAGAAGGTAAGGGCAGAAGCCATCAGACTTCAGCCCTACTGTTCTTTCTGCGGTACAGACAAAGACCTAACCGGAGACCACATCCTTCCTTTGAAGGATGGTGGAACCAACACCCTCGATAACACTCGGGTTCTCTGTCGATCATGCAACACAAGACGAGAGAACGACTACCGAAAAGGGAAACGCTACTAGGGGTGCCGTCAAGGCAGCACCCCGCCCCTGCTTCAATCCCTCACCAGCTCGCATGGTCCGGCTCTCACTCCCTAACCGAAGTGATCCCAGCCATGCCAACGGCGTAGCCGAGAACACACCAGATCAAGCATTGTCAAGCTAGCTGGCTCAGATTCTCGGCTCAAATGAGCCGGAGGGGGGATCTGAAACTTTCCGGGGAGCCTTCCCCGCACCCGCGCCCTTCCTGCTTTGTGAACGCGCGGGGGTTCGCCTGAGTTCGTGGGAATTCGGATTGCTCCGAATAACGGAGTGAGCAAGCGTGTAGGCCGTTGACCAGCGCGGATGACTCCGCGCGAATTACAGAACCGTTTCCCAGAGAGGGGAATTTCAGACCGAGAGAGGTTGCAGACATGCCCGGACCGCCCCCGACTCCTTCCAAGCTGGTCGAGCTGAAGGGGAATCCTTCGAAGAAGAAGCTGAACGGTGCCGAACCGGAGCCTTCGAAGGGTGCGCCTCGGCCTCCCGCCGACCTGAAGGGCGAAGCCCTGGCCGAGTGGGGCCGTATCGTCCCCGAGCTTGACCGCCTGGGCCTTCTGACGAAGGTTGACCGGGCCTATCTGGTCGCCTACTGCGAAGCCTGGGCGACGTTCGACGCTGCCCGCGAAGCCATGGCCGAGTACGGCCCCCTTGTGGCCGGCCGAGACGGCGGATTGGTCAAGAACCCTGCCGCTCAGGTCATGCGAGACGCGGCGGATCTCATGTTGAAGTTCGGTAGCCGCTTCGGCTTGTCGCCTAGCGACCGTACGCGGCTGTCTGTGCCCTCGAATTCCGAGGACGGCCCCGACGCTCAGGTTCTCTCTCTCCTGAGCTGACAGGGGCGCTCAGGCCCCTTCTCGGGGGCCTATGGGTTGAGCCCCCACGTTGACCCGCGAAGGGCGGTCGCGGTCCGTGGGTGGCTCCCCGAAGGGAACGTAGCTCAGTCGGAAGAGCTACCGGGTGAAATCCGGTGCGTCGGGGGTTCGATTCCCTCCGTTCCCACAGTGGGGTAGCTCCCCTGTTCCTGAAACTCGGGCTGATCACCTGACGGAGGGAACGCGCACTTAGTTTAGCGGCTAAAACTCCTCCCCTTCCGGGAGGCGTCGCGGGTTCGAATCCCGCAGTGCGCCCCAATGCGTTTACACGTCTTCCCTGATTGGGGTTCATCCATGGCTCAGGTGACTACCGCGAACCGCGAGTATCGGTTCTTCTTCGCCGAGGACATTCCTTCCGAGGTCTTCCCGTTCTCTCCGGACGTTGAGCGGACACCGGAGCTTGATCAGGTTGCGCGCGACTACATGGCCGCGAAGGTCGCGCTGTACGCGGCGGTGAACCCTGGCCGCGTGCTCAACTCTCGAACGCTCGACTACTCGGGTTCGGTCGTTGTCAGCGAGACGACTACCGAGAACGCGCGGCTTTACCCGACCTTCGTCTAGGGCTTGCCGTGACCGTGAAGAAGAAGCGCCGTAGGCGTAGGCCGGCGGGTTGGTTGTCGCGTCGCGAGTACGCGATAAAGCGTCGGTGTGATCAGTGGGGAGTTCCGTACGAGAAGGTGAGTAGGGCGAAGGTTTTTAATCGTGATGGGTGGCGGTGTCAGCTCTGCGGCGAGCCTATCGACCGGGTGATTCGGTTCCCGAAGCCTCTTAGCGCTTCGCTCGACCACATCGTTCCCCTTTCCCACGGCCCCGGCACTCCGGGGCACGTCGAGAGTAATTGCCAGGCTGCACACCTGGGCTGCAATTCCTCGAAGGGCAATCGCGTGTGAGGGTTCCCCGGCCCTAACCGGTCTTTGTGTGATGCGAAGACGACGGAACGGGGGTGACCAGTGAACGACGGAATCGTTCCCTCGCCCTTCGGTCCGGTGAACGCGCGAGAAGGCTTCTTTCTCTATGACGAGAAGAAGGCCGCGCACGCTATCAACTTCATTGAGAAGCTGATTGTGCACACGAAGGGTCGGCACGCTGGTGCCCCGTTCCTTCTCGATCCTTGGCAGAAGGACGAGATCGTAAGGCCGCTCTTCGGAACGGTCATGTGGGATGACCAGTACGAGGAATACGTTCGTCAGTACCGCATTGCGTGGATTGAGATGGCACGCAAGAACGGGAAGAGCGAACTTCTTTCAGCGTTCGCGCTTCTCGGGTTGGTCGGCGACTTCGAGGAATCCGCCGAGGTCTATTCGGTTGCGGCTGACCGTGATCAGGCAGGGTTGGTTTACAACACCGCCAAGCGCATGGTCGAGCTGAACCCGATCCTCTCGAAGCGACTCGAAATCATCGACTCGAAGAAGCGGATCATCGACCGGAAGACGAATTCGTTCTATCAGGTGTTGCCCGGTGACGCGGCCGGCGCCCTCGGAACTAACCCGTCGATGGTTCTGTTCGATGAGGTTCTGACTCAGAGGGACCGGCACCTTTGGGACGCCATGCGTCAGGGTTTCGGTACCCGTCGACAGCCGATCATGATTGCGGCGACAACGGCCGCATATCGAACCGCGGCCTTCGCTCTCGAAGAGCACGAACATTCTCTTCGTGTTCGCGAGGATCAGAACCTAGACCCTAACCGTTTCGTGTTCGCGCGAAATGTTCCGGACGACTGGGATTGGAAAGACGAAGGCGAACCGCCCTCGGCGAAGAACCCGAAGGGTACGGGTTGGTACCTGGCGAATCCCGCCCTCGGGTCCTTCCTGAACATCAACAACCTTCGGGCCGAAGCCATGGAAGCGGCCGAGAAGCCTACGGCTCAGAACGCCTTCCGGGTGTTCCGCCTGAATCAGTGGGTGTCTCAGGCGAACAGGTGGCTCGACATGCACCTATGGGACGAGAACGGGGCCGCGAAGGTCAACCGGGAACAGCTGAAGGGTCGCCCCTGCTATGCGGGTATCGACTTGGCCGCCACGGGCGACTTCAACGCCTGGGTTCTCCTGTTCCCCGGTTCGCCGACCGACCCGGACGCGGACGGCTGGACGGTTCTTCCGCACTTCTGGGTTCCTCGGCCGGCGGTCGAGAAGCGAAGCGCCATGAAGACTTCGTTCGAGGTCTGGGAGCGCGAAGGCTTTCTTACGGTGACCGAGGGTCCGACAACGGACTTCAAGGCCATCTTCCGGCACGTCGCGAAGGACGCTGAAGACTTCCGTATCCGCTTCTTCGGCTATGACCCGTGGAACGCGACTCAGCTTGTGAACGAGCTTGAGGAACACGGCCTTACGGCTGTGAAGGTGCCTCAGTCTGCGGCCAGGTTGAACGATCCGTGTAAGGCCATCGAATCGGCTTTGGCGGCCCGTGGCTTGCACCACGGCGGCCACCCTGTCCTTCGGTGGATGGCTGACAACGTCGAGCTTGACGTGACCGGTGACGGATTGGTCAAGCCTTCGAAGGCGAAGAGCGGCGAGAAGATCGACGGTATCGCCGCATTGGCTAACGCCTTCTTCCTCACTGCTCTTCCGGCGGAAGAGGAAGTTCATGTGACCTTCGTGAACTTCAACGAAGAGTATTCGGATTCCGAGTTGGAAGCCCTTCTTACTCCTGCCGTGCGGCAGAGGGATTACTTCCTAGAAGACGACGATTAGGAGATTCATGGACCGGCCCAACGTGGGCCGCTCCCTCCGGTCGGTCGCTAATTCGTTTGTCCCGAACGTCTTTCAGGTGGGCAGTCTCGGCTTCATTGCCGTTGCTGCCTACGACGTTGCGCGCCCTCTCGGGCATTTCGCAGTGGCCGTGTGCCTCGGGCTTATCGGTTACGCGGCGGACGGGGGTAAGCGGTCGTGAGCCTGTTTACACGCATCGGTTCCGAGGTTCGCGCGGCTATGTCGGGCCTGGCTTCCGATTGGGAACGGGACGTAGAGTCCACGGGCTTTCTCCGTACGGCTTCGGGCCGGAAGGTCACCCGCCGGAACAGTCTTCAGATGGTGGCCGTATACGCCTGCCAATCGCTCATTGCGGATGCCGTGGCGTCCCTGCCGGTCGACCACTACACGAAGATAAACGGCCGGAAGGAAACGTTCGATCCGGTCCGGTCCCCTCGGTGGATTCGACAGCCGAACCCCTTCCAAACCTCTTACGAGTTTTGGTTCCGCGTGATCATCAGTCTTCTGACTGACGGAAACGCGTTCATCTACACCCTGCGGAACGACCGGGGCGAAGTGGTCGCCCTGTACTGCATTCACCCGCAGTACGTCACCATCCTTGACGGCCCGCTCGGCGACAACCGGTATGAGGTGAGCGACGACCAGGGCGCCATTCAGGGCGTTCTCGACAGGTCGCAGATCCTTCATATCCCGGCGTTCACAGTTCCCGGCACTAGTCGCGGTCTGTCGCCTATCGACGTGGCCAGAGAGGCTATCGGCCTGGGGCTTGTGGCTGAAGAGTTCGGATCACGGTTCTTTGAACAGGGAACCACGATGGCCGGCGTCATCGAGCATCCGGGAACCCCGAGGCCGGACGAAGCCCGGCTTCTGCGGGACATGTTCCGGAAGACGCACGCGGGTGTGAAGAACAGTCACAGCGTTGGCGTCCTTACGGGCGGGGCTCAGTTCAAGCCGATCACGCTTTCCCCGGAACAGGCTCAGTTCCTCGAAACGCGGAAGTTCCAGAAGACCGAGATTGCGCTTCTGTACCGCGTGCCCGCGTATCTGGTCGACTCCTCGGTTAGCTCGACCTGGGGAACCGGTATCGAAGAGCAAAACAAGTTCTTCGTGGACCAGACGCTAATGCCGTGGATCGTTCGTATCGAACAGGCGGTATCGACGTTCCTTCTTCCTGGCCTTCAGTACATCCGGTTCAACGTGGACGCTCGACTTCGAGCGAAGACGAAGGATCGTTACGAGGCTTATCAGGTCGCGCTCAATAACGGCTTCCTGAACGCGGACGAGATTCGCGCTATGGAAGACCTGGCCCCGCTTCCGAAGAAGCTCGGCCAGCGTTACTACCGGCCCTTGAACCTCGGCGTCGTAGGCGACGAAGACAAGGAAGCGAAGAAGGCCGAGGCGAATCAGCCTCCCCAGGCCCCGCCGGCTGCACCGGTTGCCCCTGATCCGAACGCGGACCCAAACGCACAACAGGACCCGAACGGCACGGATCAGAAGGACGACAAGAATGCAGATGGAGCGTAGGGCCGTCCCTACGGAGTTCGAGGTTCGATCCGAGGGCGGGAAGTTCAACTTCTACGGTTACGCGCTGAAGTGGGATGCCCGTTCCTCGAACCTCGGGGGATTCCGTGAGCGTGTCGCCCAGGGGGCGACTAGCGAAAGCATCGGGCGGGATGACATCCGCGCCCTGTTCAATCATGACCCGAACCTGATCCTCGGCCGGAACCGAAGCGGAACGCTGCGGCTCTCCGAGGACACGGAAGGTCTTCATTACGAAGTCGACATGCCCGACACGACTTATGCGCGTGATCTGGCAACGGCCATGGAACGCGGGGACGTTTCTCAGTCTTCGTTTGGCTTCAAGACTTCCGGCCCCGAGGGTGATCACTGGGCCGAGGACGAAGACGGGTTTCCGCTTCGCACCCTTCAGAAGATCGCCCTGTTCGATGTCTCGCCGGTGACTTACCCGGCCTACGCCGATTCCACTTCGGGGGTCGGTGCCCGTGCGCTTGAGCTTCTGGCCGAGAAGCGCGGGCTTTCTGTTGCGCGGCTGGATTCGCCGGAAGCGATCCGGGCCGCTATTCGGGGCGAAGTCGAGGTTCCGGCGCTCACGACTGAAGCGCGGACCGCTTTTCCCCGTTACGAGCTTCCTACCGATCCGGTGGCGGCTCTCGCGGCTCTTCGTCGCTTCTAGCAGATCTGAAACTATCATTTGGAGCGTTCATGGACTTCGCGTCCGTTGCTAAGGCCGCGCTGGAGAAGCGGGCCGATCTGATTGCCGAGCTTCGTTCGGTCGAGACTGACACCGGTCTTTCCGAGGCCGAGAAGCGCGAGCGCGTCGAGCGTATCGACGCTGACGTTCGAGCCCTGGAGGTTGAGGCCCGAGAGGCTGTCGAGCGTGGCGAGCGTGAGGCCGAGGTTCGTTCTCTGGCGGAGAGGGCCGGCGGCCTGGTGCTGCCCGGTACTCCCGAGGCCCGCCAGGGCGAGCGCGATGAGGCGGCCGAGCTGCGCGCGGTGGCGCGCGGTGAGCTGCCGGGTGTCGACTTCGACCTTCGCACCGCGACCAGCGGTAACGCTGCGAACGCGGGCAACACCTACGCGACTACCTTCGTCGCTCAGGTCATCGAAGCTATGCGGGTTCGGTCCGACTTCTTCTCGAAGGCCCGTACCCTCACCACGGCTTCGGGTGAGACGCTTGAGTACCCGGTGAAGAACGGTCGCCCGACCGCCGCTCAGGTTGCGGAGAACACTCCGTACGGTAAGAGCGACGGTTCTTGGACGAAGACGAATATCGGTTCGTACAAGTACGGCGTCATCGTTGAGGCGACTCAGGAAATTGTCGATGACTCTCAGCTTGACATCCTCGGCATTCTCGCCGAGGACGCGGGCGAGGCTGTCGCCGATAAGGTCATGGCCGATCTTCTGGTCGGGGACGGCGCTGGTAAGCCCTTCGGCTGGATCACCCGTTCTACCGGCGCGGTGAACGCTGCCGACCTGGCGAGCGTTTCGACTGACAACCTGATCGACCTTCAGCACTCGATTCTGAAGCCGTACCGCCGGAACGCGGTCTTCATGACTTCCGACACGGCTATTCGGAACCTGCGGAAGCTGAAGGACAGCACCGGTAACTACATTTGGCAGCCGGCGCTTACCGCTGGTGCCCCGGACACGATCCTTGGCACCCCGATCATGACTGACCCGAACGTGGTCACCTCCGGGGCTGGCGCGAAGGTTCTCGTCTACGGCGACCCGTCGAAGTACCTGATTCGTCAGGTGAAGTCGCTTCGGGTTGTCCGCTCGGATGAGTACGGCTACGACCGGGACGTGGTTGCGTTCAAGGTCACCTGGCGCGGTTCCGGCGACCTGTTCGACCTGGCTTCCGTCAAGGCTCTGACCGTTACCGCGTAAGCGGCTTGAGGGGCCGCCCTTCGGGGCGGCCCCTCGGTCATTCCCTACCGGAGTTGAGGTTATGAAGGTTCGCATTCTTGAGAACGGTTCGGGGCTTCTCGATGGAGCGCCGTTCCCTGCTGTGGGCGAAGAGGTCGAGCTTCCTGCGGGTCTCGCCCTGTCGCTGATCAATGACAAGCGCGCCGAGGCTGTCGCGGAGACGGCCGCAGAGAAGCGCGAGACGGCCGCTTCTGCGGCCCCCGAGAAGCGCGGTCCGGGTAGGCCGCGGAAGGCCGCGTAAGGGGGCACTGTGCGGTTTCTGAGCGGTAGGGCCGTCAAGCTGACGCACACCTTCCTTGACGACGAGTCGCCTATGACTGTCCCTGCCGTGTCGGTGACCGTGCGGGACGCCTCGGGGCGGACCGTTTACACGGGTGCGGCGACCAGCTCGGGGGATGAGTGGGCGGTCACCCTTCCGGCACAGCCGGAGGGCGTTTACACGGTCGACTGGACGGCGGCCGGCCTGGCGGTCGACCGGGAGACCTTCGAGGTAGTCGGGGGCTTCCTGTTCACGCTGCCCGAGGCTCGCGCGTCGGACATGGACCTTGAGGACTCGGCCCGCTTCCCCACGGCCGAGCTGAAGCACTACCGGGAAGTGGTTGAAGACGAGTTCGAGCGAATCACTGGCCGTTCGTTCGTCCCCCGGACCGTGCGCGTGGGAGTGCTGGGCGACGGTACGGCGAGCGTGTTCCTGGGGTACTTCGATGTGACCGCCCTGAAGGCCGTGGAAGGCCCCTCTGGGGCCGTGACTGGCCCCTCTGGGGCCGTGGACCTGGCCGGTTGGTCCGTTGACCCTACGGGCTTCCTTCGCGCTCCGTACGAGCTGGAAGACGGCGCTACGTACTGGGTGACGTTCACCTACGGCTTCGCCCAGGTCCCCGAGGACGCGAAGCGAGCCGGTCTGCTGCGGCTTCGCTCGGTACTGACCGCCGAGAGAAGCGGTATCCCGGACAGGGCTACCGCCTTTGTGGCCGCCGAGGGCGGGAATTTCACCTTGGCTACCCCTGGCCGGAACGGCTACGAGACGGGGATTCCCGAAGTCGACGCGGTTCTGAAGCGCTACAAGTACGGCATTTTCTATGACGTGTTCGGGGTGGCCCGGTGAGCACTAACGCTTTCGCGGTGAAGGCCGCGCTTCGCGGCATGATCAAGGGCCTTCCGGCGCTTGCCGGTTATCAAGTCACCTGGGGCTACCCGACCAGGAACCCCGAACGCCGTTGGGTGTTCGTGGGTGAAGTTCAGTGGCCGGATTCCCAGTGGGTGACGAACCGAAGCCGTGAAGAGGTCTTCGAAGTCAGCGTGATCGTGAACTGTCAGCTCTCGGGGGCGACTTCGGAAGAAGTCGAGATGGAGCTTCAGCGCATGGCCGCCGGTATCGAGGACGGCATGAAGGCCAACCCCAATCTCGGTATTCAGTCCGTCGTTACGTCGGACTTCGTTCCTAAGAAGCTCACTAGCTTCCCCTCGGATCAGGTCTATGAAGGCCAGTTCGAGGCTGTAGTTCGCGTGAAGGCGAGGCTGTAGTGAAGACCGTTGCTTACAACGGGCCTTATTCGGCGGTAGAGGTTCCCTCGCTGGGTCTTACCGCCGAGAAGGGCGACCCTATCGAGGTCGCGGACGACGTTGCCCAGGCGCTTCTTCGCCAGGGGTGGCAGGAGATCAAGGCGAAGAAGGAGACGGCTAAGTAATGGCCACCATTCACGACGCATACTTTGGCGTTGCCGACGAGTCGACCTACGGCACTGCGGTTGCCCCTACGAAGTTCTTCGAGTTCACCGACGAAGGCATTGAGGGCAAGTACGAGCGAATCGACAGTGAGGCGATTCGAGCGGGCACCCGCGTTCTTCGCAGTGACCGCTTCGCCCCGAACCCCAAGGGGGCCGAGGGTGACGTGAAGATGGAGGTTCTTTCCGGGGGCTTCGACTTCTGGCTGAAGCACATGATGGGCACGGTCACGGCCGGCGCTCCCTCGGGGGGCTTCACCACGTACACGGCCACCCTCGGGGACCTGAACGGGAAGAGCTTCACGGCTCAGGTTGGCCGAGTCGACAACACGGGCGCGAAGATCCCGTTCACCTACCAAGGTGGCAAGGTCAAGGAATGGGAGCTTGCGAACGCCGTTGACGAGCTTCTGAACCTCACCGTGACGTGCGACTTCGCTAAGGAGACGATCGGCGAGGGTACGGGCGCGTACGCCCTGGCGGTTCCTACCTTCGTCCCGAACACGAAGCTCTTCAGCTTCGGTGGCGGAACGGTCACCGTGGGCGGCTCGAACTTCGATATCTCCGACTTCTCGCTGAAGGCGACCAACGGCCTGAAGGATGACCGGTACTTCATCCGGTCTAGCGGCATGAAGGCTGAACCGCTGGAGTCCGAGCTTCGCAAGTATGAGTGGTCGATCAAGGGCGAGTTCAGTGGGACGGCTCACGCGAACCGTGTTGCTGCGGCCATCGCGAGTGGGGCTGTCGCCAACATAACGGTTCTTTGGGATGGGCCGGACGGTTCTCAGGTCAAGGTCGAAATGCCGTTCGCGCGGTTCGATGAAGGCCCGGTCACCGTGGGCGGGATGGAAGTGGTCGAGCATGACCTTTCCGGTATCGCGCTTACGGACGGTACCGCTTCGCCGGTCACCATTACCTACAAGGCGATTGTCTAAGGGCTCTCTTCTTTTGCCCTGAAGGTGTCATTTGAAAAGGGGAGCTGAGCTATGCCCACGCACGGCTATGCCGCGAACGTCGAAGGGCTAGCTCAGTTCACCCGCGCTCTCGCGCGGATCGGTGCTGACGGTCTACGCGATGAAGTGAAACAGGCGAACTTCAACGTCGCCGACAAGCTCACGGATGCGGCCAAGACGAAGGCCGCCGGCCTCACCCGCCAGCAAAGGGCGGCGGCGGAATCCCTCCGGGCGACGAAGACGCAGAACTATGCGGCCGTTCGCCTCGGTTCGGCGAGAAAGCCGTACGCCCTCGGGGCCGAGTTCGGCGCAACGACGAGAACGCGCACGGGCCGAATCGCCCGAGGTTTCCGCCCCTGGCGAGGAAACCAATTCTCGGGTTGGTCCGGCGGTCCTGGCTACTTCCTTCACCCCACGATCCGGGAGAAGGGGCCTGAGCTTATCGAAGAGTACATGCGTCGCATTGACGAAATCACACAGGAGGCATTCCCAGAATGAGCACGAACGAGACTGTTGCCCTTCGTATCGACCCCGACGTTCTCACCATCGGTGATCTCGAAGACTTTGAGGACGTTGTGGGTGCCCCGCTTTACGAGGTTCTTCAGCCGAAGCCGGTCATTGGCCCGGACGGTAAGAAGGTGCTGGACGGGAAGGGCCGCCCCGAGCTTCAGACTCAGATCAGCACTAAGGCGCTGAAGGCGCTCATCTGGATTACTCAGCGAATCGAGAAGCCGGACTTTTCCCTTGAGGATGCCCGGCGAGTCCGCGTTTCCGCTCTTGAGCTTGTGGGCGTGGACGGTCCGGGAAACGAGGACGCGCAGAACGCCTAAAAGAGCGGGCAGCGTTCTGCCACTTCTACCGCATGACTCCCGGCGAAGTACGGCGCATGCGTGCTGCCGAGTATCGCGCTTTCTGCGAATACATGAACGAGTTCAACGCTAGTCGGGAGTCTTTCTAATGGCGGATCAGAGGACGCTTCGCGTTGTCATCGTCGGTAACGCTTCTCAGGCTGAAGCGGCTCTTCGAGACCTCGGAGACGAAGCCGAAGATTTGGAGCGTCAGACCGGGCGGTTCTCCGGTGCCCTCGCGGGCATGGGGGGCCGTCTGGCCGCCTTCGGTGCCACGGCGGCGGCCGGTATAGGCATTGGTGCTGGTGCGGTCGGTGTGATGGCCTTCAAGGCCGCAGCGGACGCGGAATCCATGCAGGTGGCTTTCGAGACCCTGACCGGTTCCGCCGAGAACGCGAAGAAGCACATGCAAGACCTGGCCGATTTCGCGGCCAGGACGCCGTTCGAGCTGAAGGGTCTTCAGCAGGCGAGCGTGAAGCTTCAGGGTGTCGGTGTTGCGGCGAAGGACGTTATCCCGCACCTGACGGCCTGGGGTAACGCGGCCTCGGCCATGGGTGTTCGGGGCGCGTCTTTCGACAACGTTCTGACCGCTCTTTCCCAGGCCATCGGTAACGGCCGCTTCTCCCTCGAAGACTTCAACCAGATGGCTGACAACGGCCTTTCTGTTTGGAAGTCGCTTGAGGAAGCAACCGGTAAGACCTCGGCCGAGCTTCGAGAGATGGCTTCGGCCGGCGAACTTTCGACTGACAAGATTCTGCCTCTCCTCGAAGGAGTGTTTAACTCCAAGTGGGGCGAAGCAATGGACAAGCAGTCGAAGACTGCTAACGGTCAGCTTGCGGCCCTGAGCGACGCATGGGATCACCTGCTTATCAAGATCGGTACTCCCCTTCTCCCTATCGGGAAAAAGGCCATTGCCGGTCTGAGCGGCATCATTTCCGACCTGGGCGCTAACGTCTCTCCGCTAGGGGATACGTTCCGGGGAATCGGCCGCGGGCTCCGTGAGGGATTCGCGGCAGTGGGTAGCATCCTCGCCCCATTCAAGGCCGAGTTCGCGAAGATCGGCCCGGATGTTCAGCGCGGAATGTCGGCGGTCGGGACTACCTTTAGTCAGCTCGGTTCGGTGGTTCGCGGTTCCGTCCTCCCGCTTTTCCGAAGCGTGGCTTCGGCTGTCGCGCCCGTTCTCGGAACGATAGCGAGCGTGGTCTACGGGACGGTTCTACCGGCCCTTATGGGGCTGGTGCAGACCGTACTTCCGCACTTCCGAACCTTCGTCAACTTCCTGAAGACGCAAATCGTTCCCGTTCTCTCGGGAATGTTCCAGCAGGCTCAGCCGGTCATTCAGCAATTCGGGAACGTGATACGCACCGTTCTTCAGGGTATCGGTGTTGCGGTCAACGTCCTGGCCCCGATTCTCCAGATTCTTTGGAAGTTCCTCGGCCCGGTCGTGATCGCGACCCTGAAGGGTCTTTGGTCCGGCATCCTCGGCGTAATCAGCGGTGCTCTTTCCGTGATTCAGGGTGTCGTGAATGTCTTCATCGGCATCTTCACCGGCAACTGGTCGCGGGCCTGGAATGGCGTCAAGCAGATCTTCTCTGGCATCTGGAACTTCATTGTCGGTGCCTTCAAGGTCTGGATTTACGGTTCCCTGGTCGGAGTCCTCCGGGGCGGCCTTGCTAAGATCACTAGCTTTTGGCGAAGTGGTTGGGAGGCCATCAAGAACGCCTTCAACGCGGCAAAGGAATTCATTAAGGGCGGCGTGTCCGGTTGGGTTTCTAGTCTGCGTTCCGTGATCTCGGGTGGAATCAACTTCATTAAGTCGATCTGGAACACCGGTTGGCAGAACATCAAGACCGCTGTCTCTGTCAACGCCAGGGGCCTTCTTCAGATCGCGAAGGAGATTCCCGGAAAGATCAAGGGCTTCTTCACCTCTCTTCCCGGTCAGCTTCTCCAGATCGGTAAGAACATCATTCAGGGTCTCGTCAACGGCATCAAGAATTCCCTGGGTGCTGTGATCGGCGCGGCGAAGTCGGTTGTCGACGCTATCCCCGGCCCGATCAAGAAGGCTCTTGGGATTCACTCGCCTTCCCGCGTCATGGCGGAAATCGGTAAGTGGATCACGGCGGGTCTCGTTAAGGGCATGCTCGGCGGATCGAAGAAGGTGGCCGAGACTTCGAAGAAGCTGCATGACCTTGTGACGAAGGCGTTCAAGTCCGGGAAGATATCGAAGGCGAAGGCCAACAGCCTTCATAAGTACATCTCGGCTCAGAACAAGAAACTGTCGAGTCTGGCGAAGCAGCGTGAGGCGATTCAGAAGCGGCTTTCTTCGGCGAGCGCCAACCTGGCCAATCTGAAGAAGGCGAAGTCCGAGATGGCTTCCCAGGTGGCTTCGAAGGCCAGGGATTACGGCTCGTTCATGGGTGCCCTGGATACGTCGCAGTACGGGGACAACTCGGCGAGCGCGATCCTCGCGCGACTGAAGGGCAAGCTGAAGGGGATCATTGATTTCCGGAAGAACCTTCAGACCCTCGCGAAGCGCGGCCTCGGCCGAGGCATCATCAATCAGATCGCCCAGGCCGGCCCCGAAGAGGGCGGCCAGATGGCACAGGCTCTCTTGAACGCTGGTGGCGGCCAGATCAAGGAACTGAACTCGACCTATAACGCCATCAACAGCGAGTCGAGCAAGCTCGGCAACTTCGTTGCGAGCGACTACTACAACGCGGGCATCTTCGCGATGGAGGGGCTTGTTCGTGGCCTGAAGGCCAAGGAATCGGTCCTGAAGAAGCGCATTGAGGGCCTGGCGAACTCCATGGTCAAGACCCTGAAGAAGAAGCTCGGGATCAAGTCGCCGAGTCGCGTCTTCATGGGTCTGGGTGGCTTCACGGCCGAGGGTTTCTCGGCGGGCATCCGGAAGGGCCAGGGCGACGTTCAGAAGGCCGTAGACGAGTTGGCGGGCACGCGTCCTACTGGGCGGCTTGCTAACAGGTCTATATCCCGTGCAATGGCGCTTCAGGGCGCTACGGGCGGCCAGGCCGCCCCGAACGTCTACGTGACGGTTCAGGGGAACGTTACGGCCGAGAAGGCTCTAGCGAAGGCTATTGCCACCACGATTCGAGACGAGATCGTTCGCAACGGAAAGCGTAACGGGGGAAGGACGGGACTCTAGCGTGCCTACGATTCCGAAGGTCACCGTCGAAGTCGCCTTTGACGGTGGCCCCTTCTCTTCGTCCTATTCGTGGACCGACATTAGCGACTATGTGAAGGGGTTCGATGTTCGGCGCGGCCGGAACAACGAACTCGACCGCATTGAAGCCGGAACCCTTTCACTGACGCTCGACAACTCAGACGGACGTTTCACCCCCGGCAAGCAGAAGTCGGGGGGAAACATCCTGTCGGGCTTCTCCGGTCAGTACACCTGGGACCTGAACGGCCGTGCCGACAACACGGCCATATCGAGTATCAACGTCGGCCAGGTGGACGACGACGGTAAGCCCCGGCTCATGACCCGGACCGTTTACACGAACGGCAAGCCGGTGTCGTGCTACTTCGCTGTGAAGTGGCTCGACGCTTCCGGGGCCACCCTGCGCTTCGTGATCGGTACCCGGTTCGTGGCGGACTCGTCTCCGGCCGTTTACACGCACGAAGAGACTCCGCCGGCCGGTACGGCTACGGCCGTTCTCTACATCTACGCGGACACCTACCCCGAGGGGAACGCGGGGCTTGTCGCCTACGGCGAGAAGGCCGAGTGGTTCAAGACTCAGCCGTACTACCCGAACGTGGTTCCTCGACGAAGGGTCCGTGTCCGTACCGCGAACCTCACCCCGAAGGACGTGTCTACCGGCGGCGACGTAAGCCGATCCTCGGCGATGTTCTCGACTTCGCACAGTGCGGGAACCGCCAACTACTGGACCAACGTGCCGAAGTCTGGGGCGGGTTCAATCCGCGTCGACCTGGGCAACAACGGCACCGCGGATTACGCGTCCTCGATCCGGTGCGGCTACTTCAGCAACGGCAAGCCCGTGGGTCTGGCGAAGGTTGTCCCTGGCAAGGCGTACAGCCTTCGGGCTCAGGTGCGTCTCGGGGCATCCTCGCCACAGCTCAGCGTGAAGCAGCTCGTTCGTTGGTATGACGCTGCGGGCAACCTGATCACGACCAGCTCGAACAGCCCCGCTACGGCGCTGGTGAACGGCCAGTGGGTACCGGTGACCCTGACGGGTGTCATCGCTCCCGCAGGGGCCGTGTGGGCCGGCCTGAGCATCGGAACGACCGGAGGGGACGGCGGGGGTACCGGGTACCTCTTCATTGACGAGATCCAGCTAGAACAGGGCTCGACACTCTCTGAGTGGAACCCCGGCGGCTCGATCTTCCACGGGTACATAGAGAAGTGGCCGATGACTTCCGAGGGCCTGACGGCCACGGTCGAAGTCTCGGCGGTCGATGGCTTCTCGGTGCTGTCGAACACCGACCTTCGCGCACCCATGCAAGCCCAGGTGCTCACCACGAACCCTCTCGGGTATTGGACGCTCGGTGACCCCGTAGGGGCCACCCGACTTGAGAACCTGGCGAACGACCAGCAACCGGCGCGGCTTGTCGGCTCGAAGTACGGCGGCGGAACCCCGTTGCTCGGGGCTGAATCCATTCTCCCGAAGGATGATACGACGTGTTACAGCCTCGCCAATGTGGCGAGCAATCAAGGGACCGTCGTTGATATCTGCGAGGGTGGGCAGAGAAGGTACCCGCTCGGTTCTGAATTCACGGTGGCTTTCTGGTGTCTTCCGGTCCGGCCGAGTGCGGGGGAGTACACAACTCTTTTCGCTGCATGGTCGGATACGGGCGCGGATCTGTTGTCGATTCGCCTTGACTCGACTGGAAAGCTCGAAGTTCGCACCACCTACGCCGATGGCACGGTTACGACGTTCACCAGTGGGGCATATTCGCTCAGCACCGCGAACCCGTCTTTTGTGGCGGTGGCGATTCAGGAAGGTGATACTCAGCTCTTCGTGAATGGCGCGTGGCGCGCGTCGGACACGGACCCTGTTCCGGCGAACAAGGATATCCGAGACCTTCGCTGGGCATCGCTCGCAGGTAGGCAGGCGGGTTCGATCTATGCGGAGTACGCGAATGGCCGGTACGGTCACCTTGCCATCTGGGATAGGCGACTGTATTACGCCGATCTAGACCCGATCTGGAAGCTCGGTTACGGGAACAACGTCGACTATGTGGAGAGCGAAGCGGACCGCATTTCACGTCTCGCCACCATGGCGAACTTCCTCGGCGAACTGGCGGTAGATGCCGGAAAGAGTCTCCTTCAGGGGCCGTCCTGGTCTACAGGCGCGAAGGCTCTTGACGAGCTTCAGGGGGCCGCCGAGGACGCTTCCGGGTACGTCTTCATGGATGGCGACGGCCGGCTGACCTATCACAACCGGGACCGGCGCCAGGGGGCCGCCGTGCGGTACACCCTGGGCGACAGCCTCGGCCTGCCGTATGAGCCTGGCCTTCAGTTCGAGATGGACGAAGACCGGATTATCAATGAGGTCACGTACAAGCGAGTCAACGGGGCAGAGGGCGTTCTGAAGAATCAGGCGTCTATCGACGCTTACGGCCGGAAGTCGAAGAGCATTGAGCTTCGAACCGATGCGGATAGCTCGGTTCAGGATGCGGCTTACACGATGCTGAACCGCTATGCGCTTCCTATCGTCCGGTGCGATTCGGTGACGCTGAAGGCTTCGGCTACTCCGGGCCTGTTCCTTGTGGCCCTGGGCGTCGAGATTGGGGATCGGATCACGCTTTCCGATCTGCCTTCACAGGCCCCAGAATCCAGCCTTGACTTTTACGTTGAGGCCATTCAGACCGAAGTGTCTGTGAACGGCGGAACGCTGGATTGGGTCACGACCCTTTCGCTTTCCCCGGCGGAGAACTCCGACGTTTGGATTCTCGAAGACCCGACGCTAGGCAGGCTCGACCGGACCACGGTCCTGGCCTACTAGCCCGTTTACACGCCTTCACGGGGCGGCCCTTCGGGCCGCCCCTTCGGCGTGCCCTGATCTCTGGAGAGTTAGGCCGGCATGGCTACCGTTCCCGCTACTCAGTCTTTCCTCGCGGGGGAGAAGGTCACGGCGGCGAAGCTGACCGCCGCAACGAAGACCCCGATTGACTTCCTGTTGAACCCGCCGAGGGTCAACGCGTTCATTAGCGCTGACGTTTCGCTTCCAACAAGCACTTGGACCCTGCTTCCGTTCAGTATGGAAGCCTGGGACACGGATGGAATGCACTCGACTACGACGAACCCGAGTCGCATCACTATCAATACGTCCGGCCAGTACCTCATTTCGTTCTATTCGCGCTTCGGATATCACGCGACCGGTTATCGGGCTCTGAACCTTCGCCTCAACTCGGCTGGCGCTTCTACCGGCGGCAGCACCATTTCGACCATCGCTATCGGGGCGGCCCCGACTACTGGCACGTTCGTCACTCGAACCTTCGAGATGGCCTGCACTGCGGGCGACCATTTCGAGCTTTTCGCCTACCAAACCAGCGGGACAACGATTGTCGCGGATAGCGGCCAGCGTGTGACCGGCATGGAATTTCGGTGGCTCGGTCTGACCGCTTGATGTTTTAAGGATTACTCCCGTGGATCTTCTCGGCTTCTCCGGTTGGGCGTTTACTGCACTGACCGCCGTTGGCCTTTTGGCCGCCGCGTATGTGCGCGTTCGGTCGTCCGTCGACAACCAAACGGCAGAGATTTGGAAGGGTGAGGCGGAAGCGCAGAAGGCCCGAGCTGATCGGCTTGAAGCGCAGCTTGACGAACTGACAGGCCGTGTCGCGCGGCTCGAAACCGAGAATCGGCACCTTTCCGAGCTGGTTACCGGTCAAGCCGCTATTGCTGAGCTGAGGTCCCTTGTCGTTGCTCAGCACCAGGAACTTACCTCTCTCATTCGAACCGCCCCGGTTGCGGAGTAAGGAAGACGACGATGGATTTCGTACAGGCGAAGTGGTACGGCCCTGGCCGAACCGTTCCTATCCGCGTGATCGTGATTCACGACATGGAGGCCCCCGAGGGGCCGATGACCGCCGAGAACGTCGCGCATTGGTTCGCGACCATGCCCGCTAGCTCGAAGGCTTCCGCTCACGTCTGCGTGGACAACAACAGCGCGGTTCGCTGCGTGGCGGATGGTGACCGGGCCTGGCATGCTCCGGGCGCGAACTCTGACGGCCTGGGCATCGAGCTTGCCGGTTACGCGCGGCAGTCTCGCGCGGAATGGCTCGACCAGTATTCGAAGGGCGTTCTGGAGAACGCGGCTAAGGTGGTGGCCGGCTGGTGCCGGAAGCACAGCATCCCGGCCCGGAAGCTGTCCGTTGCTGAGCTGAAGGCCGGTAAGAAGGGCATCGTCGGGCACATCGACGTGTCGAAGGCGTACGGCCAGACCAACCACTATGACCCCGGCCCGAACTTCCCGTGGGACTACTTCCTGGGGCGTGTAAACGCTCACCTGAACCCGAAGCCTTCCGCCCCTGCCCCGGCCCCCTCGAAGCCGAAGCCGAAGCCTTCGAAGTACGTTCCCCCGGCTTTCCCGAAGGGCCTTCGGCCGAACAGCTCGACCCCCTCGGCGAAGCGTCTTCAGCGTGCCCTGAAGGCCGCCGGATTCATGAACAAGGGTGTTCCCGAGTCGGACAACTACGGCCCGAAGACTCAGGAATCGGTGGGCCTGTTCCATCGGAAGTATCCGCAGTACGCGGCGAAGGGCTCGACCTGGGATGTGGCTATCGGTCCGAAGGGTTGGGCCGCCCTGTTCAAGTTGGCTTACTCCTAGGAGGAAACCCCGTGAAGTTCTTCAAGGCTCATCCGGCGCGCGTCTACGCGCTCGCTGTGGCCGTCCTCGGCCTTGTGGCCGCGTACGGCGTCCACGTACCCGAAGCGCAGGTTCTCGGCGTCCTGGCGGCCGTCCTCGGCCTGGCCGGCGGTGAGGCCGTTCAGCGGGTCGAGGACGCGAAGACCCGTAGCGCTCTTCTCACCCCGTCGCCGGAACATGTCGACCTGGCGGACGAAACCTGACTAGGGCGGGGCCGTGACTGCCTCCCACGGCCCTTCAGCACGTCCTAGCCGAACCCCCCGCACCCTCTTGGGTGGCGGGGGGCTTTCGCCGTTTCCTGGGGCGTTTACACGGTCGCGGGCTTCATCAGCTGTGCCCGCTCGAACAGCTCGGCGGCCCCGTGGTGCCGAAGGTGGGGCCGGATGAGTCGACGCATGTTCTTGAAGCGTTCGTCAGCTCGGCCCGAGTGAACCAACGGGTAGTCGTCGAGGGCTTCGCCCCAGGTCTTCACGGCTTCTTCGAGGTGCCCGACTTGAAGCTGACGCTCGGCGAGAAGGGCGCGCATGCGCACGTTGCCCCGGCGGTACACGGAGAAGCGAAGCCGGTTGCTCTCCTGTAGGGCTTCGATGGACCCGTGAACGTCGCCCAGCTCGTAACGCACTTGCGATACGTGGTAGTTGAGAGCGGCGGGATCGTAGCTCCCGAGGGGCTTCCCTCGGCTCTCGGCGCGGTCCATAGCCGCTTCGGCTTCCCGGATGCGGCGAAGGGCTGTCGCCTTGTCGCCCTCTTGTGCTGCGGCGTGCGCTTGCTGCCCGGTGAGGAAGGCCAGCATGCGGGGGCCGGCCTTCGGGGAAGCGGCGGCGGCAGCGTCGGCTAGCTCCATGGCTCGCTTCCCGTGACCGAGGTCGACGGCCTGAACGCTCATCCCTCGAAGGGTGGTGCAGTAGGTCAGGTGATCCTCGGCGGCCCCGGCCAGTTCGAGGGCCTTCAGGTAGTAGCGCTGCGCGAGGCCGTGAAGCCCTTCGTCTACGGCCATGTACCCGGTCAGGTAGCACAGGTCGGAAGCGGCGGACAGCATGGCTTTCCGTACGTCCTCGGGGGCTTCCGCTCGAAGGTAGGGCACCACCTGATTCACCAGGAAGGTAGCGGCCATGGGCCGGGCCGTGCGGCCCCCGAACTGGTCGTCAAGCTCAGAGACTTTCTCGGTCATCTGAACAACCATGTCGACTTCGGGGAAGCCGATTCGAAGCCCTTTGCCCTTCTTCACTGCCTCGGCTCGACCTAGCACGTCCGGCCAACCGGGGATCGTGAGGGCGACGGAGTACAGCCCGGCCCCGAGCACGCTTCGGCGTGAAGGGTCCATGTCCGCCCTTCCGAGGTCCACCAGTCCTTCAACGGTACCGGGGGCGGTCGGGTCTCCCTTCGGGGCCGGTAGGCCGGCCTCGGCGTGCGTCACCTGACGGCCGAGTCTGCGGGAGAGGGCTTCGAGGACGTACGGCCGCACCTTCTCATTGGGCGTGGTGCCCCCGACCCACTTACTGACGTTGCTCTTGTCGCAACGAACGTTCACCCCGTCTTCGTCCCCGGCCCGGTTGATGGCCGTGGCCAACTGTCCAAGGGTCCAATCAGCCTCCCCGAGTAGCCGCTTCAGCCCTTCGTTCGGCCGTCGCTCGGTCATGCCCTACCCCCGAACTTTCCACGCTTTCCACCCTCGCTGACTCTCCAAAGGTACCGCCGCGGGCTACGGCGCGGTTGCGTAGAGCGACAACGTCAGCGAGAGGCCAGGGCATGTCTGCGAAGCAAGTTGCCGAAGTGACCCCCCTCGAACCGGTCGCGGTCGAGGGGTGCGGAGAGTGCGCGATTCAGGCGGAGTCTCGGGAGATTGCCCGCGAAGCCGGGGTTCCGGAAGCCGTGGCGTACGCCAATGCGGAGATCAGGAATCACCCGCACCGGGTGCGGGCCGTGGGGCGACAGCTCCCCGCCCTGGGGGTGGCGGGATGACCGATCCGCCTGCCTACGGCGGCCCGCCGGTCGACCTGCCGCTAGACGCGTGGCTGTACGAAGCAAAGCCGAAGAAGGGGTGTCGCCGCTGTAAGGCGGAAGCCGAGAAGCTACGTGACGCCATAGCGGCCGGCGATGCCTCGGCCCGGTTCGAAGCGGCCCGGAACATCCGGCAGTGCACCCATGGGGCCGCGAAGTGACTACGGCCCCGGAGCGGCCGAAGAAGCGCGCGGGCCGTACCGGCTACACGTCCTTCGGTCGCCCCTCGGTCGTTCAGTGGATGATCGAGAACGCCACCATCTGTGGCGAGTGCTTCGGTCACCGGGAAGTTTGGTGCCCGGACTGTGCGGGCTTCGATGGTTGCTCGACCTGTCAGGGGCGCACGAAGGTGCGTTGCCGGTGTGCGGGCGGCCTTCTCGACGGCTGGAAGTGGTGAGGAAAAGCCGTGTCGGTTGAAGAACTGTTGAGTCTCGTTGCCCCGCGCGGGGGCGACGTGGACCCGAAAGACTGCCTTCAGTGCGCGAAGCTGGTGAAGCGACTTCGGGAGGTCTCCCGGAAGGGTGACCCCCAGGCCGCCCAGAGGGCCGCTAACGCCATGGCAGTGCACAAGAGCTACGGACACCCCGAGGACACGCGGCCGGTCGGCACGGACCCGCTACCGGGTGAGCCTCGGATCACCTAGACCAGCTCCCCGCCCGTGTCCAGTCCCCCCGGCGGGCGGTGCGAGCAAGGCAGAAGGGGCGGCCCCCGTGGGCCGCCCCTTCTGTGTTCTCTACGGCTGGCAGCGCGCGTATTCGTCGCTGAAAGCGCAGGACAGGCGGACGAAGCTCATACCGGCGATCTTCGCCGCTTCGTGTATGTCGTCCGTCCCGAAGTTCTCCTGAAGCCACCAGTCCATGGCCTTGTTGCGGTGAACCATCTCTTCGTACTCGGCTTCCCGCCGCGCCTTTTCGGCGGCTTCCTTCTTCGCCCGGTCGGCGGCCCTGGCCGCCAGCCTCACATCCTTCTGCGTCCACCCGGCGGCCTTCGCCGCACAGCTAGTGCCGAAGTAGTGGTCTGCGAAGTCGTTCCCGTCCGCGTCAAGCTCGATCATCTGAACCGTTCCGCGAAGCTCGGGCTTCCCGCACAGCTCACACGTCGTGATCTGGTCCGTCGTTCCGCCGACTCGAAAGACCTTCATCGGTGTTCCCCTCTTGAGTTATCAAGCTCGGCCCCGAGGGGCCGTTCTCTCGCTGACAAGGGAAACTCTACGACGTTTAAACGCTACGTGTCAAATGACAGCTTCAGGGAAACGAAGAAGGGGCCGGTTTCCCGGCCCCTCGGTTTCGCTAGCGGTTCCGAACCTCTCGGCACCGGTCGCAAGCGCAGTGCGCGTCATGCAGGGGGGTGCAGTCGTCGCTAGCGGGGGAGTCGCCCATGTCGAGGACGGTTCCGCAGAAGCGGCAGAAGGTCAGGTTCTCCTCGTAGAAGTGAACCCACCGGTGAACTCCCTTGTGGAGCGAAACGGCCATTGGCCTTCCCTTCTCTCGCCCCCGTTGCCGGGGGCTTCTCTCGCTGACAAGGGAGACGGTAGCACCGTTTAAACGAGATTTCAAATGACAGCTTCGAGGTAAAGGGAAAGGGCCGGTCTCCCGGCCCTCGGTCACTCGTCGGTCAAGCCCTTCGCGTGCTCCCACTCGGCTACCTGCCACGCGTCCACGCGCACCAGGGTTACGGACCATCCCGCGTTTTCGTACGCGTCGCGCACGGTTCGGCCGGCCACGGCCGCAACGTCGTACAGGGTCGGCACGCGCACGGTCATGGTCCACTCGGTCCATCCGTCGCCCATCTGCGCCGTGGCCCCGTACTCGACCAGAGCGCCGGTCACGTCGTCGAGCTGGTCGGGGGACTCGGCCAGGTTCTTTCCCTGGTGCCTCACCCGCACAACGCCCTGATACTCACGCATGGTTTAAACCTTCTTCCTCGCTGACACGGTGAAGGGGGCCGGTCGCCCGGCCCCCGTGGGGGAGGTTACAGAACCCCGAACCTTCTCGCTACGGCCTCATTGTTCCTCTGGCCCCTGCCTCCCGTGTTCCGGCTGATCCATTCGGCAGGCTTCGTCTTGTCGTCCGGGAAGCACAGCCATCCGTGATTCCGTCGCTCGACCTTGAACCCTGCTGCCTTGATTGCCTCGGCCAGACCTTCCGGGGTCCTACGAACCTTCGCCACTGGTGCGCCCTTCCTTGTCGCTTCTCTCGCTGACAGGGGAAACCATACTGTCATTTGGAATGGCTGTCTAGTGGCTTAGGTGGTTGGGTTGTTCTGTTGTTCTTCGTCTTGCTCTTTTCCCAGGCTCCGGGTGCCCCGAGCGGGGGGAGCTAGTGAACCCCCCTAGAGCGCAAGTTAAAGAGCCCCCAAGGGGCTTACTCACGCTCTAGGGGATTCTCTCCGGTACGCCCGTCGCGGTCGTCGCCTTCAGAACCGGTGTTGAGGGAATTACTCTCACCGCAGGGCCGGGATGTGTGATCGAAGCTAGGGGCCGCATGCCCGACCCCTCTGCGGGGCCACCGGTCCGGGCCTGCCTTCACCCGGTCTGTTCGTCACTCGGTATGCCGTTCGTTCTCTACCTCCCGAGGCAACCGGGGTCGGTCTTTTGGTGAGGGAGAGCCGTTCTCTTACTCCCGACTGGTCTGGACTCCCCCGGTCGTCACTCGGGGGCCGCAGGGCGGTTTCCTGGGGCCGCTCTCCCTTGGCATGTCGTTTCCCCCCGGTGCCATCCGAGGGGCCGTCGTACGCGGCCACGGCCAAGATCAGCCGTGCGGGAGCGACGTTACTTACATTTGGAGTGTGCGCGCAAGCTATACGTGAGTGATCAGGGCCACCCGTTTACACAGGTTCCAGATCACAGCTTGCGAGGGTGCGGGAGTGCGCGGAACCGGATGGCCGGCCAGGGGGCCGCGGAAGGGCTGTGCGGGCCGTACAGGGCCGTTCAGGACGCGTGCGGACACAGAGAAGGCCCCCGCAGGGACGGGGGCCGTACAGGGCTTCCTAGGGCTTGTTGGGCATGAAGAAGGCCCCCGCCGAAGCGGGGGCCGTAGTCGAGCTGGTCGCCGCTCAGGCGGCCTTCGCCTTCTCGTACGCCTCACGGACGCTCGCGGGCACGCGGCCCCGGTCGCTCACCTCGTAGCCGTTCTGTCGCGCCCATTCCCGGATCGTGCCCGAGTCTTCAGCGGGCTTCGCCGACCCGATCCGGCGAACGCCCCCACGGGCGCCAGAGACCTTCCGGGCCGCCCCGAGGTACGGGGCCAGGGCGTCGCGGAGTTCGGCCGCGTGGCCGTCGTTCAGGTCGATCTCGTACGTCTTCCCGTCGAGGGCGAACAGGACGGTCTGAGTCGCCTCGGAACCGTCGAGGTCGTCAATCAGCTTCACTTCGACCTTCTGAGCCATGGCGTTTTCCTTCTTCGGGAAGAGTTCGATTACGTTGGACTTCTTACCAGCGTGGCAACTACAGCCACAAGCGATTCCACTTACCGTGCGGACGGGGCAGGTGCCGTGATGCCCCGTCATGCACCACCCGAGCTTCAAGGGGTGACCAACTCCCCTCCGTGAGCCTTCGCGTAAGCCTTCAGGACGGCATCCGGGATGCGTCCGGTGTCCTTCACGGCGTAGCCGTTCTGACGCGCCCAGGCGCGGACCATGGCGCTGGAATCCGTGGCCGCCGTGACGCTGGGAATCTTCTCGACCGAGGCCGCGAAGATGGGGGCCTGAACCGCCGGGGGCTCCCAGGCCGGCCACGGGTCATCGGACAGGGGCTCTTCGTCGTCCTGGCCGCCCTCGGCGACCAGCTCGGCGACCAGCTCGGCCCCCACGGGCTCACGCTTCTTCAGAAGGTGCGTGAAGAGATGGACGGCCAGGGGGACGGCAACCGAGGGAACGCCAAGGATGACCGGGGCCGGAACGGTGTCCGGGAGGGCGTTCGACCACAGCGAGTAGGCGAAGAAGAGGGCCGCCAGGGTCCACGGGTAGGCCGTGGCCTTCCAGCCGTAGTCACGAAGCCGGTAGGCCACCCACACGGCCACCGTGACAAACCCTTCGACTATCAGGGGGTAGATGGGGGAGAGGTCACCGTTTCCGGCGCTCCCCAGGTAGACGTTCCGAAGAGCTTCGTAGGAGAGGGTGAAGGCACCCGCCGCAATGCCCGCAACGACGGAAGCGGCGGCCTTATCGGTTCGCTGCACAGGATTCCCTTCCGGCCCGAAGGCCGTTTCTCGCTGACATTGGGAATCTAGCATCTGAAGCGATACCATTTCAAGTTTAGCTTCGGGGCAAAGAAGAAGGGCGGCCCTTTCGGGCCGCCCTCGGGGCTACTTCTCGACCTTCACCCACTCGAACCGGTGGGCCTGGCGAACGTTTCCGTCGCAGTCCTTGTGCCACTTACAGACGAGCTTGAAGCGCGGGTCTCCGAAGTGCATTGCGTTTCCCTTCCGGGGGCCGGGCCTTCCGGCCCCCCTTCTCTCGCTGACAAGGGAAACGATACTGTCATTTGGAATCGAGCGCAAGCGTGTAAACGGTCTGAGTCGAGAAACAGGAAACCCCCCGCCGAAGCGGGGGGTTGGGGTGAGCGGTTAGCCCACGCGCTTCATGTAGAAGCGCTGGAGAGAACCGCGCGGGGCCTCCCCGCGCTGCTCACGCTCGGTGTGAGTGTCGTTCCACAGCTGAACGACTTCGGCAATCTCCGAGTAGGTACCCGGACCCATGTAAACGTCCTTCTCGGAACGGCCGTGACCGAGGATGACCCACTCGCCGGAAACGTTCATTGTCTTCCCCTTCAGGTTGTGCACCGGGCCTTTCCCGGTGTCTCTCGCTGACAGGAGAAACGTAGCACGTTTAAACGCAGATTCCAAATCACAGCTTCCGAGACGAAGAAGGCCCCCGCCGAAGCGGGGGCCGTTTGGAGCGGTCAGCCTTCGTACTGGTCTACAACCCTCTGCCAGTAGCGGCGGGCCGCTTCAGTGTTCGCCGACCGGGCCAGGTCTACGAAGTTCGCGGGGGCCTTTCCGGGCCGCTTAGCGGGGGCCTGGGGCTTCTCCTCGACCTTCGCCTTCTCGGCCTTCTCAGGGGCCTTCACGGCCTTCTTTCGGGGCCGCTTCGGCTTGCCCTCGGCCTCGGCCGGCTTGCCGTTCACGGGACCGGCGAAGACGACCGTGCCTACGCGGGAGTGAAGAACCTCGGAACCGTCCTCGGCGTTGACGAGCTTCGCCACACCCCGAGCGTGAAGCTCGACCTTGACCGGCACCAGATCCTTCTTCGGCCCCTTCCGACCGGCGGCCTTCCCGCCGAACAGGAACACGCCCTTCGAGTCGGCGACGTTGGCCGTCTCGGAAATCTTCATGGTCTGCACTGGTCTTCCCCTTCGGGTTTGTGTCTCGCTGACAGGGAAGAAGTTACAGCGTTTAAACACGACATGTCAAATGACAGCTTGGATCAGGCCCGGAAACACGAACGGCCCCCCGAAGGGGGCCGCGTGAGGGGCTGTCAGGCAAGTTCCATGACCGTTCCCATGGGGCAGATCGGCATTCCGACTTCGAGCCACTTCGCGGTAGTGCGGACCACGTACCCGCCGCACCCGCAATCCGGCTTGCAGGCAACCTTGATCATGCGGGTTCCCTGCTTCTTCGGGCCGGACGAAACCGGGGGCTCTTCCGGGGTCTCCGGGTCTTCCGGCTTCGGCTCTTCCCTCGGCTGAATCGGCTTGCCCATGGGGTACAGGGTGGCGTGAGCGTAGGGGCCGAGGGCCTTAGCCAACTCCCGGAGCTTTTCGGTCAGTTCCGGGGTGGCCACCGTGGCGGTCATCTTCCCGGTGAGGCCGAGAGCCTTAGCGGCCTTCGCGAAGGCCCCCTTGTGGCCGCTCATGCAGTCGTCAGCCGCATGCACCAGCTCATGAATCAGCACGTCGAGAACGCGGGCTTCGTCGGAAAGCTCGGGGCTGATGAAGATGTGGTTCACGCCGTCCTCGGAAACCCGACGCGCCCAGCACTGGCCGAGGATCTTCGCCGACTCGCGCTTAGCGCCGTAGCCGAAGCCCACGCTGACATGAATCTTCTCGGGAAGCGGGAACTCGATCTTCTCGAACTCCGGGCGCAGGGCTTCGATAGCCAGGTGAAGCCACTCTTCGCGGGTGATCTCTCGCATGTTCTTCCCCTTCTCTCCGGAAGCCGGCCGTTCCGGCGTCCGTCTCGCTGACAGGAAGAACGTTACTGTCATTTGGAACGTGTGTCAACCGTTTAAACGGGCCGGATCAAATGCTAGGATCAGGGCATACGAAAACGGCCCCCGCCGAAGCGGGGGCCGTCGCACCAACCTTCACCGTGTCAGCGAGAGAAGGGGAAGGTGCAGGGTCGAGAGTATCAGTGGCCGGGTGGCGGAAGCCATTCACCATCGGGCCACACGACACGGCCAATCTGGGCCGCCGTGATCAGCGTGCGGCAGCTCGGGCACGGCTCGCGCGTCACGTAGAGAGTCGCGCCCTGGCGGTGCTCGGTAGGGGTCAGACGGACCGCGTTCCGCTCGGCATGATCGGCCGTACAGTTCGAGTAGTCGCTATTCGGCGGGCACTCTTCGGCGGTCAGACGGCCCCGAGGGCACGCCCCAGCAGAGAGACAACCGGGCACCCCCGGCGGGGGGCCGTTGTACCCGAAGCCAACCCCTGTGGGGAGGCCGGCCAACACCTGAACCATGACCGCCCCAACCTGCGCGCGGGTGCAGTCTCCGCGTGTGCTCACGGCCTGGGCGATCCCTAGGAAATACTCGTCCCAGGTAGGCCGCGGGTCACCCACCAGCGGCCCCCGCGCGGGCCATGTCGCGAACGATGTTGTACGCCTGGGCGTCCGTGAAGCCCGCGCTCTTCAGGGCTTCGAAGTAGGAGTAGAGGGCCGTAGCGGCGGCGATCAGGTCGGCGGCCATGGCGAACGGGCTCTGAGTCTTGGTCATGCGAGGAACCTCCGGGTTTCGATTCCTGCCTTCTCGGCAAGATCAGCGGTCATGGAAGCCCCACGGCTTCCGTTACGGATGAAGGCCAGACAGATATCCGGGCCGGTCTCGACCATCTCGGCGTTACGCAGGAATCCCGCGCGCTTGCCGTGGCGCTCCCAATCGGCGGGGAACCTGAGAACGTGCATGCCGGTCGCCCTGGCGTACCGGTCGGCGAGAGCATCGGCCCCTGTGGGGCACGCTCCGTGGATTAGTACGGCGTCGCCGAAGAACGTCTTCGACTCATACAAAGCCCGGAACATCTCAAGCTCGATGCTCCGGGCGTCGGTCCAGTCGCGTGAACCGGTGACGAGAACCTTCAGCAAGACGTGTCGTCGTCCACGTACACGGGAACCGGAACGACCGTGGTCGAGCTACCGCCCGTCTTCGGGGGTGAAGGCTTCGAGAAGGACGGCACGCGGGGGGCCGGGGCAGGGGCCGGCCGAGGGGTCACGATCCTGGGGGCCGAGGCCGCACACGCGTTGTCCTCGGTACAGGCCACGATGCCGATAGCGGCCATGAGCGCCAGGGCCAGGGCCACGGCAAGCCGCTTCGCGCGGCTGAAGGTCTTACGCATAGGGAGTCTCCGGGATGTCCTGAACGGCGTTGGGGGCTATGTCGCGAAGCTCGGCGAGGATGAGCGACGCGAACTCTCGAATCTCGGCGTCGGCGGCCAGGTGGTAACGCTTGCCCAGCACGTCACGCCAGGCCCGAATGTTCCCGGTGACCACGAAGTCAACGGGCGTACAGTTCGGCAGGAAAGCGCGGGCCGCTTCGCGGGCCTTCTTCAGCGGAACGTCTTCGTCGCGAAGCCGGTTGAATACGTAGGCGTACTGACTAAGGCTCGCGTCGTAGTGGTCGTAAAGAAGGTTGTTGAGATCCCGCCGGGTGTCTTCGTCCTCGATCTCTCGGAAGAGCGGAGGAACAACCGGGTCGGGGTGGGCCTTCTCCATGTCGACGTACCTCTGAGATTCCACGGAGAAGGAAAGGAACCGGTGCCTTTCCAGTTCGAGAAGAAGCGCGCGGGATACGTGCTGAACGTAGAAGGTCACCGTGGCGTGTTCGAGGACCGACGTATGCCCGTGGTCGAGAATGTTCGCCAGGTAGGCCGCATTCGTCGCGGTCTTCGGATTCGGCTTGTGGTGGCTCTTGTAGCACTCTCGACCGGCGAACTCGGCCAGATGATCCGCAGGGTTCGCAGCGTCCGACTCGAAGCCGGTAAGCGTCTCCATGTGGAAGTCACGGGTCATAGTGTCCGCAACGACAGTGACCTTCAAAGGGGGTTCCTTCCGGGATTGGAGCGGAGAGGGACCGGGCCTTTTCACGGCCCCTCTCCTCTTTCGTGTTCCTAGTATTGGGCCGCCGGGGTGGCGGTTTCAAATGACAGCTTCAGGGCTGCTACTTCACCGGGCAGGCACCCGATGCGCACGCTTCGTCATAGGACGCGTCCACGCTCTTCGCGGTGGCCTTCTCGTACTCCTCGGCCGTGATCCGCTCGTAAGGCGACTGGGGCCGGGTGAGGTCAGGGAACACGGTGGTTCCCTTCAGGACGGGAAGGAACCGCTTCAGCGTCTCCTCGGCTTCGCCCTGGGAGACCTGGCCAGGGAGGATGTTCACGGTGAAGCTCACCGCGTTGTCAGCGAAGTTCTTCTGATACATAGCCTGAAAAGCGAGCATGTCGGCGAAGCTGATTTCGTCCGCAGACTCGACCAGCTCGGCCGGCAGTCCCATCGCTTCGACTTCTTCGACCAGCTTTTCCTTCGTCGGGAACTCGACCACGACCGTGTTACCGCTCTTGTCGTACACGTCCTCTTCGACGTTGTGCCCCTGGGTGAAGAGCACGTTTACACGCTCCGCCTGTACGGGGTCGACCAGGGAGAAGCGAACCCGCCGGATGAAGTGGCGGGCATAGATCGGGTGGATTCCCTCGGTGACCCCCGGCATCTTCGCAATGGTGCCCGTGGGGGCAACCGTGGTCATCTTGACCGGCACCGGAATGCGCAACTGGTGCGCGTAGTCGATAGCGGCGGCCTTCACCTCACTGGCCATAATGCGAAGCTCGAACGGGAACCGGAAGAAGCTAGGGGCCTTCGAGTACCTGATTCCCTGCTTCGCGAGATATCCCTGAACGCCGAAGTGACCAACACCGATTCGCCTGTTACGGGCCAGGGTCTCAGCCTGCTTCGGATCGTTCACGTCACCGTAGGTGGCGCGAATCAGGAAACGCGTCATGAGGCGGTGAGCCTCAAGGATGCCTTCGAGGTCGGGTTCATCGGTCGGCTTCTTCGGCGCGAAAGCGTCCAAGTTGACGTGACCGAGATTGCAGTTTTCCCAGCTTTCGAGCGCGATTTCGCCACACGGGTTACTCGCGATGATCTCGTTCGGCTCGCCGACATTGCAAAGAGACAGGTTGAAGTAACCCGGCTCGCCGTTGTCGAGCATGCCCTTCACTACGGCCTCATGAACGGCGTGAGCGTGCGCAGAAGGGCCGTACTGCGGCATTCCGTCGGCGCCCTCTTCGGGAGTGCCGTTCAGCGCTTCAATGAACTCATCCGTGATAGCGACGCTGATATTCGTCGTCCAGTGCTTACCCGTATCGGCCTTACAGCGGATGAATTGCATGATGAACGGGTCATCCCATTCCACCATGGCCATACGCGCAGAACGGCGGTTCCCGCCGGACACGACACACTCGGCGATAGCGTGGTCAATCTCCATCGCTTCGAGCGGCGTCAGATGCTCCCACGGGGCCGAGGCGGCCTGGCGCTCGAAGGCCCGGTTCATCACCTCGGCTACGTCGAGCATCATCCGGGCCAGGGGTCGAGGACCCGAGGCCGTACCGCCGAAGGTGCGGAGCGGTGCGCCTTCCTCGCGTACGCGGCTCACGTCGTACACGCGGTCAGCGTGGCGCACGTCCGGCCGGCCGTAGGTGTCGAGAAGGTCGACCAGGGCGGCGGCCCAACCCTCCCGAGAGTCCTCTACCGGGAAGGCCCCGCCCCATTCGTGCGAGTAGTTGTCAGAGAGCACACCAGCGGCCTTCATAGCCGCGTAGTCGGGGTGCGCGGGGTCACAGACGATGTGGACGTTCAGGGGCCGCCTGGGGGCGCCGTACGGCTTCAGGAAACGGGAGCTGTAGTTGGCTCCAACTCCGCCACCTTCCATGAGCCTCATGAACGTGAACTCGAAGTGATCCGAGAGCTTGTCGCCCCAACCGGATACGTGACAGTTGAAGAGGTACTGACGACCGGGCACGCCCGAAGCCCACAGGTGCCGACCGGCGGGAAGAACCTTGAAGTCGTACATCAACTCAATGAGCCGTTCACGCTCACCGGGGTTGCGGTACTTCTCGGGGACAAGGGACAGGTTCCCGTCGACAACGCGCGTCACGGTGTCGAGCCACGATTCACGCTCGCCATTCGGCTTCACGCGCTGATAGGTGCGCTCATACACGGTCGCGCCGGTCGGGCCAAAGTTCGGGGCATGGGTGATATTCAAGAATGTTCCTTCTAGTGGTTCAGGCAGCGGCGGTCTTTCGTTCCTGCTGCCTCTTGATGACGCCGTTGTTCAGCGTCCGAACGATCTTGTCGATAGCGCGAGAAAGGCGCATGGTCTCAGCCGAGGAAAGAGGCTCCCCGCGCTCATACCGCTTCGCGATAACCTCGGCGTCGAGAACGGGGAGAGCCGAGTAAGCCCGGTCAAGGTCCCAAAGGGCCACAACAACGCCCCCGGCGGCGACGGAAACCCCGTCGTCCTTCGTCGGGGCCGTCTCCCAAAGCTCAGGCTGGAAGAACGCCTTCTCGAAGAGCTGACGAATCTCCGAGGACGTGTAAACGTACTCCGCGGAATGGTAGATGTACGCGTAGCGCTCCCGGCCCGCGTAGCTCACGGCGACCTGCCGGAAGTTCTTCCGAAGCTGACCATCCGGGTAGTCGGTCGACTCGTAAACGTTCTTCTTCTCCATGACGTGAAGAAGGATTTCCTGGCGAATGTCCTCGGCGTCAATGCCGGGGTACTCCTCGGCGACCTTCCGGGCGACGGAATCGGCAATCTTCTGGTAGCGGGTCCAGTGCATCATGGGGGATCTCCTAGGCGGCCTTCAGGCCGTAAGTCTTGCCTTCGACCACGAAAGAGCCGTTCGGGCGGATGAATACAGGGGCAGGGGTAACGCGGTTCTTCTCGACGTAGAGGATTCCGAACCCCTGTTGCCAATTGGCGTGACCGGCCTTGAGGTAGTGGGCAGACTTCAGGGCCATAAGGTTTCCGACTTCGAAGCCGAACAGTTCGGTCGTGAGCTTCGAATTCACTACCCGGTGTTCGTGCTGGATTCCGAGCTTGTGAGTGTGACCGCAGACCACGGAGTAACCCCACTTACGGGCCAGGGCCATAGCGGTTCCGCCGGGAACCCGCGAGGATGCGCCTTCGTCACCGTGGGCGAGAAGCCAACCGGGGGCAATTTCGTACGGCTCTTCGTGGTAGGTCACGTCGTACTTCTCGAAGTCGAGAAGGGACGGCACTTCGAGGGCCTTCAAGCCCATGAGGCCAGGGGCGCGCGTTCGGACGTAGGTAAGGGGCCGGTCCATGTGATTGGAGCGGCTGACGTGAATCGGTCCGTCGTGCACGCGGCGAAGGGAAGAGAGCACCCGCTTCCCTGCATCACAGTGCGCCTGAAGATCCCCCTTGTACTCGCCGGCCATGCCTCTCGACCAACGGCTGATCTGCGGGAAGTCGACTTCGTCGCCGACCGAGGCGACTTCATCGGGCTTGTACTGCTCGATGAACCGAAGGACGTTCTGAACGGCCCGCTTATCGTGGTAGGGAATCTGCATGTCGGACAGGACAACAATGCGCTTCACAGGCTGACGCCCTTCTCTCGAAGAGCGTCTTCGAGTCGCTTCAGTCGGATATCGAGCATGGCCGCGTATACGGCCAGGTCTTGGGCTTCTTCACGGGCGTACACGACCAGCTCGACCAGCGGCATGGTTTCGAACTTCTGTTGTCCATCGCCTTCGTCGTACTGTTCGGCCCCGATACCGAGGATTCGCCCTCGGCACTGCCGGATGAAGTGCCCTACTTCGTCGGCCAGTTCCTCACTCGTCATCGCTTGATCTCCAGTTGGTCTAGAAGGGCTTCGGGGCCGTTGGCCAGGACGAACGAATTCACGTCGTGTCCGGCCGGCATGGGGGATATGCGAGCGTTCTTGATCTGTTCGGCGACCTTCTCGGCGAACTCCATCCCCTGTCCCTTGTCGTCGTGGTCGGCGAGGATGTACACGGCCCGATAGCCCTTGAAGCATCGGGCGAAGTACGACTTCCATGCGCTCACACCAGCGATTCCGACCGCCGGGATTCCGGCCAGGGTGGCCGCTATCGCGTCGAATTCGCCTTCACAGATGGCGATGTGATCCGAGGGGATCAGGAGTGAACCCGCGTTGTAGATTCGCGGGGGGTCACCGGGGACAGACCGGTATTTCGGCCCGTCCCCGTCGCCGAGGCGACGGAACCGAATGGTCATGACCCCGGCCCTAGTCAGGTAGGGGACAGCCAGCATCCCCCGCATAACCTCATGACCCGGCAAGGGGCTTTCGACGTACCCCAGCCGAAATGAGGCTGCGTTGTCCACGGACAGGCCGCGAGTCTTCAAATACTCCACGGCGGCGGGGCTTCTCGTCAGATCCCCCTCGTACCTGGCCGTAGCTTCCTCCAAGAAGCTTTTCAGCGCAGGATCGGGTACAAGCGAAGTCACGGCATCCTTCCTGGTCTGCGATTACGTCGAAGCTGTCGCCCGAGATATCGCACGCGAAGCACCGAAAGCGGTTCTCTTCGGTGCAGACGGAAGCCGAGGCATTTCGGTCTTCGTGGAACGGGCACTTCATCTTTCGGAAGCGCGACCCTTCCGGAACGTCGGTGGCTCCGTAGTGCTCTAGCACTTCCGCAATCGGCGGCTTATCCATCCGCTGTATTCCAAATGATAGTTTCGGACGGGTGGCGGAATCAAAGAACGGGATAGACGCGAATGTTCGCGCCGGGCTCCTGGTCGCGTTCCGCGTAGACCTTCCGCGCGCCGAGGATGACCACCTGGGCGTCGTCCCCGAAGGCCCGGCCGGCCTTCAGGCCGTCAAGGGTCGAGCGGCAGAGCTTGTCTACGTCCGGGTACTTCGCCGGGTACAGGGGGGCATCTGGCCTGAGCTGGTCGGCGAACCGACCGGTGCGGTAATGGCTCTTGGGTCGCTTCAGTCGGAAGGTGGCGAATACGGCCACATACGGCCAGGGGCCGAAGGTGTGGTTCAGGGCCTCGGCCGTGACCGCGTTACGCCACGGCTTGACCTTCTTCGAGGACTCCACCATTCGGCCCCCGCCAACGTGCCTCTTACTGCCCTGGGGGGCAGGGGTGCCGATCACGTCTAGCTCGATCATCCGGTGAGCCTCATTCGCTCCATG